AATACCGTGTACCCCTTGTGGGTAATTTCGAAACCTTCGCTTACACCGTCGCAGTTGAAGGTGATGTAATCGGCCGCCTTGCGGGCCATTGTCCGAATGTCGGACCGGGTTAATTGTTCGTTCATATCGTTGCCGTTAATATATTGCTACCAGATTTGCGGACCGGAACGACCGGAAGCCGCCCGCCTCAACGTCGTAATACTTGACCGTTTGCCCGTCGTCGGGTCGCCCTGTTCCCTTGATCAGCTCCGCCGTATCTTTGAGTGTTCCGACAGCCCGGCGCAATGTCCCGTCGGTCTTTTCGTAGGCGAACCGCACGACACCCGCCCGCATTCGCTTTGCAAGCCGGTACAGCTGCCACGATTTCGCAAGGGCAACGGCGAACGCCTTGCCCGTTGTGCGGGCAATCACCCACGCCCGGCGCATAATGGTTGATAAATCGTGTTTTTTCATCGTCTTTCCTTTGTTGTGGGGCGGTTTCTGAGGCCGCCCCCGGTTTATTGTTAGTCTCCGTAATAAGTTCTGCTGTCTCCGTAGTAGTCGGCCGGGATTATCAGCGGGATCGGATCGAGGGCGGGGCGTTTCGGCTCCTCCATCGGGCGGTTTTCGATTATCGCTGTCATGACCGCCAGCTTCTCGTTACGCCAAGCCTTGCGCAGGCAGGCCGAGAACGACATCGAGGCGTTGGCCTTTTTCAGATACCAGGCGTTGCGAAAGATCTTCGATTTGTTATATATTGCTTTCATGGCTGTAAACATTTTGTTGTCGTTTGATGATGCAAAGTAAACAATAATTATTCAACAGCACAAATATTTTGACAACTTTTTATTATCAATAGCAAACAATTTGCACACAATAAGTTTAATTTGTATATTTGTTGCATCAAACAATATGTTTACATTATGGATAATGATTTCAGAATAGCGGAGATTCTCAAAAGTAAGGGAATGACACAAACCGATTTAGCCGAAAAAATAGGTATTTCCCGTGTTGGTCTATCAAAAGCAATTAACGGAAATACTACTATTACAACATTGCGAAAGATCGCCGCAGCCCTCAGCGTATCGGTTCCGGAGCTTTTCGCCCCTCAACCGACGAACACAATCACCTGCCCGCATTGCGGCAAACTTATCAAAGTAGAAAAAGGGGAATAACCTCAAACATCTGCATCATGGAACAAGAATTGATACTATACAATTCAGCCGACGGAAAAAGTAGTGTTTCATTACTGGCCCGCGACGGATCGGTCTGGCTCAATCAAATGCAGTTGGCCGAACTTTTTGCCACCTCGGTCCCCAACATTAGCCAGCACATAAACAACATACTAAAAGACAAAGAATTAACCGCCGATTCAGTTATTAAGAATTACTTAACAACTGCCACAGATGGCAAGCCCTACCAAGTTAAATTCTATTCATTGGAAATGATTTTAGCGGTAGGGTTTCGCGTTCGATCTATCCGCGGCGTGCAGTTCCGCCAATGGGCAAACCGTAACCTTGCCGAATACCTGCGTAAAGGGTTCGTAATTGACGATGAGCGATTGAAAAATCCCGACGGCCGCCCGGATCATTTCGACGAACTTCTCGCCCGTATTCGCGATATTCGAGCCTCGGAAAAGCGATTTTATCAAAAGGTGCGCGACCTGTTTGCCCTGAGTAATGACTATGACAAAACAGACAAAGCGACGCAAATGTTTTATGCCGAAACCCAAAACAAACTATTGTATGCTGTAACGGGTCAGACATCCGCGGAGATCGTAATGACACGAGCCGATGCAGATGCTCCGAATATGGGGCTGACTTCTTGGAAAGGGGCGGTAGTGCGCAAACAAGATGTGATTATCGCCAAAAATTATTTGACGCACGACGAATTGGATTCTTTGAATCGACTGGTCGTTATCTTTTTAGAAACGGCTGAATTCAGAGCCAAGAACCGAAAAGACCTCACAATGAATTTTTGGCGTGAAAACGTCGATAAAATTCTGCTTTCCAACGACCAACGCCTACTACCTAATGCTGGTACTGTCCGTAAAGAGCACAAAGACGAATTCGCTTATCAGGTTTACGAAGAATTCAATGCACGCCGCAAACGCAAAGAAGCTATTGAGGCAGACCGTGAGGATATGGAACAACTGAAAGAACTGGAAAACGAAATAAAAAACCGTCCTATATGAATTCTAAAACCTATCAAATAGACGCCCAAAGCCTCGAACAGGCGCACACCCTTTTCGAATCGGGGGACATTGACCGCATAGAGGTAGGAACTGTGACCGGACTTTGTGAGATTCACCGCTATCTATTCGGTGGGTTGTATGACTTCGCCGGAAAGATTCGGACGCTGAACATTGCAAAGGGTGGCTTTCGCTTTGCAAATTGCCTTTACCTGGGCGCGATACTTCCGGTAATCGAGCAGATGCCGGAAACGACCTTCGAGGAGATCATTGCAAAATACGTTGAAATGAACATCGCCCACCCGTTCATGGAGGGCAACGGCCGGGCCACCCGGATATGGCTCGATATGATGCTGAAAAAGCGTCTCCGGCGAGTTGTGGACTGGCAGAAGGTAGACAAAGATTTATACCTTCAGGCGATGGAACGCAGTCCAATAAATGACCTTGAATTACGCGCCCTGTTACAACCAGCTTTGACCGACCGCACGGATGATCGGGAAGTTATTTTCAAGGGAATCGAACAGTCGTACTATTACGAAGGATACGAGGCATAAATCTCAACGATACCGACCTATGGAACTGCAACCCATCCAAAGCAAGATATACGAGATACGAGGCCAGCGGGTAATGCTGGACTTCGACCTGGCCGAACTCTACCAAGTGGAGACAAAGCGGCTGAAAGAGGCCGTAAGGCGCAATATTGAGCGTTTCGAGGGCGACGATTTTATGTTTGTACTCTCGGAAAAAGAATATGAAATTTTGAGGACGCAAATTGCGACCTCAAGTCTAACATCACAAAATGCGTCCTCAAATTGGGGTGGTCGTCGCTATATGCCATTTGCTTTTACGGAAATGGGTGTCGCAATGCTTTCGAGCGTCCTGCGTAGCGAGACGGCTATACGGGTAAATAGGGCCATTATGCGGGCTTTTGTAGCAATGCGCAACTACATTACCACCACAACCCAAATCACGGCAGAATTGGCCGAAATTCGGGCAAAACTGGCACTACTGGAGCGGGCTGATGCAGACAATGCCGAAGCGGTCAGCGATCTGTCGGAGGATATGCGCCAGGAACTCGACAATATCTATCAGGCTATCGCAGCATTGTCGATCAAAGTGCCACAAGCCCGCAAGCCCTCCCAGCCGATAGGGTTCAAGCCGACAACAAAGAAATAGCCGATTTGGCGACGCTTGCTCTTTGGAGGGTATATGCTTCACCCGTTAGGAGATCGTCGAAATTTAGGCATTCCAGAACGCAAATACGCTCGATAAAAGACAAAGAGAGCCGGAGTAATTCCCGGCTCTCGTCATTTCGTCGTTATTCGGTGGCGTGCATCATCACACGCAGCGTGCCCCGTCATTCCTTTACTGTCCGCCTGCCGATGGACTGGATGATCTTGGCAGCTTCGGGATCGAGGACCACGGAAATAGGCTGCGTTGCGGCCGTTATCGCCTTGCCGTTGGTGGTCACATCCTGACGGTCGGCAAGATGCAGAACCCGGGCAATTATGCCTGAATCGTAAAATCCAACAATGGCACCTTGCAACTGATCTGCTTCGATTGCCTCACGCACATACATAAGGATGTCAGAAAACTCCTCCCTTGACTCATATTCATAGAAATTCTGCCTGCTAATCCCTGCAAATTGACAGAATCCCACCAATGTCAGGGGACGCTGTGTTGGAACGGGAATTATTTCCCCTGCCGAAACCTTGTTGATATAAATCGGATTCTCTTTTGCCCATTCGACGTATTCCTCAAACTTGGCTTCAAGGGCTTCGGGGGTATATGCACGAGGGCGGCCCACTTTGCGGGCTGTTCCCGTACGCTTTATTTCATTCTTCATATAGATTAATGGTTAATAAATTAGGCCGACTTTGCTTTCTGGGAGACCGCCACCTGCCGGCGCACGGCGTCGTTCTCCTGAATTCCCAGAATGACAGGGTTGTAATTAATTTCCTCGGTTCCCGTGTTTTCGGGAGCGGAGATAGACAGATACAGATCGCCGTCCTCCTCGTACAGATCGACATAAAGGCGGGAATCGTAATCGACGATATAGGGCGTTCCGTTCGATGTTATGGCATACTCTGTGCCGTTAATGCCGTCCGCTTCTGCAACCCATTGGCTGTCTTCATTCTTGCCGTCCAAGCGCAGATAATACGTTGCTGCCACCACTCCGTCCACTTTCAGTTTCAGCAGTTGGCAGTCGCAGATGTCGTTTTCGCCTGTTTCTACCGAATATATGGCGAATATCTGCCCGAATTGGGCTATATACACCGGCTTCGTGTAGTCGAGGTTGTAGAGATCGAGAGCCGTGAGTTTTGCCCGAATGGTGATGATCCGCAGACGGTCCACGACTTTCTGGTAGGAAGCGTATCGGGTCTTTACAATGCCTTCCTCGCCGCCGAACTTCATCCACGGATCGAATACGCCAATACATCGGGCAATGCCCGACATAAACGCTCCCCGCCCCGATAATATCCGTGGCGAGCACTCCGAATAATTGGCGCCGCCTTTTCCGTTATCCTCATAGATCGGCACCAATGCACAATTCACCTCGTTTGTAGTTGCGTTCTCCGACGCCGAGAAAGGCAGCGACACAAGTTCCGTTTCTTTCTCGATGTTCTCGTTTCGGATCGTGATGGTTCCGTATGTGTCGGTCTTTACATCGTCGTCGTTGTCGTAGTCGAGGATGTTGCTTTGGGCGAGGTCATCGATGGTGAAAATCGATGCGTCGGGCATATCCACCCGGTGAAAATCGTTCAGGATAACCCGGTCGCTCCAGTCGATGATGTCGTTTTTCTGAACATTGGCGATTATGTCATCGATGCTTATCAGCTTGATCGTGTTAGGGCTGTCCTTGTCCGCATAGGCGAACAGACCGTTCATGGACATCAGGGCGAGGATAAAATCGCCCTGGGAAATGTCGGGGAGATTGGGGGCGACGGGGAATCTTGTAGGGAACGCACAATCGGTCCAATTTGCCCAAATATTTACTGTTAATGGAGTTGAATATGGGTTTGATATATATATTTCACCTGCTGGATCTTCATAATGAAGTAAAATTTCGGTGTTTTCTATTAACGGATAAGTTATATCAAGCGGCACAAAATTGAATCTATATACATTAACTCCATCACCAGTAGAGCCAACCAGTTCTACATTGTATGATGTACCTAATATTGTGGATTTTACTATTTCGGAATTACCATCCAATTCAGTAAGCATTATATGCATCTCCTTGGGATCTCCCCATTCTGGCGGCCTATGTGTAAAATATCCATATGCTCCTGTTCCATTACTCGGTTTAATCGTAATATGTACTGATAAATCCGTTTTATTAAATTTTGTAGTACAAGATCCATATGCTATCTCATGCGGGTCTTTGATTATATTACCCCGGCCTAATACACCGTATATTTGATTCTTAAAATTTGTGCTATTAGCCGTAAATCGCAATGCTTCTGCCTCATTCGATATTTCATCCCCATTTTTTGATACAAGCGGAATAATAGGTCCGAGGTTTTTGCTGTACGCCAGCCGCTCCTTGCCGTCGATAGTGATCCCGTTATACTTTTCGATAGCCGAAAGAATTGTTTTCACCTGCACGGACGGGTGCAAATACTTGGGGTTCGACAACCCCATTCCGAAATTCACGCCCCAAAACGCTACGCCGGGGTATTCATTGGTCGTATTTCCTTCTAAAATGGTCGTGTTTTCGTTCCAGTCGATGCGCTCCGCTTCGAGTTCTTCCAGTTGCGGCCCCAAATCCCGCAGGCCGTTATCAAACAGAGGCTGAAAGTTATCCACGTTGCCCCACGTAAGCGTTACATTGATCGTATCCGCAATATCCGTTACCACGGCGAACCCCTGCGTGAACAGTGGCACCCCGTCCTGGTACAATGCCGCCGGGAGGCGCACATACGGAGCGTCGGCATCCACATCCGGACGGGCTGCCTGACCGATAGCCTGCATATTCGTAGGCGTAGGCGGCAGCGCAACATTGTAGGAACGGTTCGACTGGATGCTGTCGAGGCTCGAAAATATTGGGCTTTGATAGAGCAGGGTTACGACTTCGTCACTCGACAGGTCGCACAAAATATCATTGATATAAAGTTCGTAGGTCGTCATATGTAGTTATTTTTCTAATATTTGATTTAACAATTAAAATTCCGGAGCGTTTAAGTATTAGCTCCTCTTGCTTCCGTTCGTACTCTTCGCACCTGCGCCGGGTACGCTCCAGCAGCAGCGCCAATTCGGACCGGTTCAGACATATCGTTAAATTGCTTTCATCCCTTGCGCCTCCCCTACGTTTCCCCTTTGGCCTAGTTCTGCTCATATTCCCCGATAAGGAAATACACCTCGGAAGGAACCGGACGACTGTTTATGGTTACTTCACTAACTCCAACGGTAAGGGTTGCACCGTCATGCTTGAATGATTTGCACGGCACAAATGCCGTCTTTTTCTTGGGCTGTGTCATAATCTTTTTCTGTTTTATTATTGGTTTCATACCGTTTGGGGCGGGTGGGGTAACAAGGTAACAACCCTATATAGGGGGTTGTTACCTGTTACCCGCCTCCCACAAGCCCGTAACGTAACATAGATATTTAGAAAGGTCCATCACTTAATTCAGGTTGTATGACCTCAATTTGAGAGATTGGAAGATAATAGCCTCCGGCCTGGTTCTTTACGATACATCCAGCTTTGGCCGCCCGTGAAATCTTCACCTTTGCGCTACCTTCTTTCGCATTAATCCGCTCAACCAACAGCGATACCAATTCCGAATGCGCATAAACCTTTCCTGCGTCCATGATCTCAGTAAAAACATTCTCTTTAGGCTGAGGTGCTGGAATGCCACATAACTCCGGAAGCCCGGAAGTGTTGATCTGAAATGCGAACTCTGTGAAAGGCTCATTACGACAGTACTGCGGGCCGACTGTCGAGGTGTCACCATCTGCTTTTACCAGCATCACCGTTTCCGATTTACGTAGGAGTGCAGAGCCGAGGTGCCCTCGGGCCTTGTCGCCCCCAGGGTTTGTATGTAGCACACAAAGAATGTGGTTATCGTATTCCGAACTCCAGCGCATCAACTCACAAGTCAGGGCCTCCGATTCGTGCAGGTCATTCGGATCGTTGCAAAGGTCCGCCACACCGTCGAGAATCAGCAGATCGGGTTTATACCGGCGAAGGATTTCGCCTGTGGCCTCCCGGCGTTGATCAGGCGTCAGTTCCCGCAATGCTGCCACAACAAGCTGATCGTGATTGCGGTCTGTCGGCAAATCAATACTGCGCAGAATCCGCCGGGCGACCTTATGAACGTGAGGGCGGCTCTGTTCGGTATCAATGTATACTATTTTCCCAGTCGCAGGTGTATCAAACCCCAGAAAATCGGACGAGGAGAGGAACCCGGAAGCAATGGCGGCGGTCAGGAAGGTTTTGCGAGACTTGGCCAGCCCGACAACTGTGGAAACATTACCCCGAGAAGCGATCAGATTGCCCCAAATTCGCACGATCGGTTGCGGGTCGGGCAGATGCTCCGCCAAGTCGATAATAAGCGCAGAAATGTCTATTTTGGACGATTCGGGCTTATTCATGATAACATCATCTACAAATCCCATATCCCTCACACTTTGAAGTTATCCAATCCATCGATAATATGCCGAAAGGTCAACCGGGCAACGCCCTTATCGCTTCGAATACAGCGGCCGATTTCCAGCAATTCATAAAGGTCTTTCTGCGGGTCCTCCAGCTTGGTAGTATAAACCAAATCGACCAAATCCACTCGTTCAATCTCGGAGCGATTAGTGAGGCGCATTCCGACGATCAGCACATCGGCGGGTTCCTCGACATGCAACGCCTTGTAGAGCGTATCTCGCAGTAAAATCAATAACTGATTATCGACCTTGCTGTCGTTCAGGTCCACGCAATTTTCCAGAGCGGCGATCTGCTCCTTCAGCTTATTAATGACATATGGCTTTGCATCCGGCCGCTGACGATAGCGAGCCAACTCTTGCATTTTGTCAAGTTTAATTGTTTCGAGAGTCTCCATAGGTCATTTCGTTTGGGAATGTTTCGCCGTACCACTCGACGAAAGTTGTGAAATCTTTGGCAACGAAATATAAGCCACCTGCCCGCTCAATAGATACCTGATAACGGCGTTGTGCCTTGGTTTGGAGGTCGTGGCCGATCTTCACCTCAATTTTGACACTCCGACCTGCAATCGTGGCCGATATGTCTGCGCTTCCCTTCGTGGCATTCGATTTGCGCCATACAATCTGTCCACCTCTTTGTTCGGGCATTCCCGTCGTGTTTATTCTTTCAGCCTGGCCGCCATTGTAGCGAATGTAATCCACAATACATTTCGTCAGGCCGTTCGCTGTATTATCCCGATATGGCTGTGGCGGGATGGCATACTCAGGAAAATCCGGATGTTCCCGGCGGAAATGGTCGAGGGCTTGCCGTTCGAGGTCCTTGACCGCCTGCGGCTTCTGATAGCGAGGTTTATTCATGGCTGACGGCCTCCTGCCCGCTGAACAACGTAGGTTTTGTATTGATCGGTTCCAGCCAATAGAGTTTGCAGCCTGTATTTAATCGGGTATCCCGAACCAGATAATCGGATAGGTGGCGTCGAAGGTCGGAAATGAATTTTCGGGCATCATTGAAACCTGCAATCCGATTGATTTCTTTCGCCGTGAATCGCTGGCCCTCCTTCATCATTTGAAGAACCATGCTTTTCAGTTGGGGAAGTCGCAATTCTTTCGTATCTTTGCTCTGCATTAGGGCGGCTACGGCCGCTTTTCCTGTTTTCATTGTGCTGCCCTCCCGTTGTTAAGCATCCGACGAACATCCGACATCCTGTAACGACGCCTACCGCCGATTTCGATAGGCACGAGCAGGCCCCGTTTTGCCCATCGCCAAAGGGTCGATAAATCGACGTCGAGCAATTCCGCCACCTTTTCCCGACTGGGATAGGTCTCTACGGATTGGTCTGTGATGATTTGCTCCAACTGCTCTTTTGTCCTTGCGACAAGAGCCTCGTTTGCTTCGATCAAATCGGATACTTTGACCGAAATAATGGCATCAGGACAAGCCTTTGCCAAGGCGATTAAGTTTGCCTCCATAATTTTGATATTATTTTTTATGGAGTTCCGTCCTTCCACTACACTTTACGGGGTGTGCTTGTTTGACGGGCCCAGCGAAAGCCGTAAATCATTCACTATCGGACATTGCAAAAATCGGCAGGAAGTTGCGGGGAAACAATATGGGGTGAACTGGATAATCCCATTCACCCCATTCCAAAAGCTATGCGATGCTACCTTTACATTGCGAATAATCCCATTAAAGCATTCATCAAGCACTTACGTGTTATCCAAAGAGTAAACGCCGCCAAATCGGCTATTTCTTTGTTGTCGGCTTGAATCCTATCGGTTGGAAGGGTTTGCGAGCTTGCGGCACTTTGATCGACAATGCTGCGATGGCTTGGTAGATGTTATCGAGTTCCTTGCGCATATCCTCCGATAGATCGCTGACCGCTTCGGCATTGTCTGCATCAGCTCGTTCAAGTAGTGCCAATTTTGCCCGGATTTCGGCCAATTCTGCTGTGATCTGGGTTGTGGTCGTAATGTAGTTGCGCATCGCCACGAAAGCCCGCATAATGGCGATATTTGCATTAATGGCTATGTCACTATTCAATAATCCGGATAACATTGCGACACCTTGTTCGGTAAACGCATACGGCATTTTACGGATTCCGCCCCAACTTGATGTCACAAATTGTGATTTCAAGTTTGCAAACTCTTGATTTGTAAGTTGAAACATAAAATCGGGAGGAAATCGTTTGTTGTTACGTTTTACTGCCTGATTTAATGCGCTTGTTGTTACTTGGTAGAGTTCGGCCAAATCACGATCCAGCATTACTCGCTGGCCTCGGATTTCGTAAATCTTGCTTTGGATAGGTTGTAATTCCATAGTTTTCTGTCTATATACCTTGGGTAACAGGTAACAACCCCCTATATAGGGGTGTTACCTTGTTACCCCGGATAGAAATATATGTAATGCGCCGGCGTCTCCGTTACTATTCTCCCTTCTCCACTTTGATAAGTTTGCCGCAATACGGGCAGGTGATCGTGTTCGTCGGTTGAGGGGCGAAAAAATCACCCACGTTACAACCAATAGCGGCGGCAATACGCTCAAGCACTTCTACACTTGGATTCCCATTAATATGCTGGCTAAGTCCGACGGGCGTAATTCCCATTTTTTCGGCCACTTCTTTAACAGTTAGGCCGTTAGCCTTTATTGTTCTCTTTATATCCATAGCTTTAAATCTTTGGTACTGGTACAAATGTAGCTATAACTTTATTTTTCTGCAAAAATAATAGTAAAAACTTTATTTTTTTATTTGCATAATTAAATTTATAGCTTTATATTTGCATCAAGAAATAAAACCAATAACTATAAATGTTATGACAACCACCCGCACCCGCTACAACAAATCGAAGATCATGCGCAACGCCTGGTATCTGAAACGTGCCAACGCTTCGATGACCTTTTCGGCCTGCCTGCGCAAGGCTTGGCGCAACGAGAAAATGGCGGTGATGACGGCGAAGATCGAGAACCGCCCGATGGAGGAATCGAAGGTTGCGGAATGGCATCCGCTGACGAATGTTCCGGCCGACTATTATGGCAACAGCAGAACGTATTACGGAGACTAACGATAACCGGGGGCGTACCGCCCCTCAACACCTATTACGGAAATTGAAAAATAGCGAGATTCTCGCAAAACCTCGATAAAACAATGAATGAACAATTAACCCGGTCCGACATTCGGACAATGGCCCGCAAGGCGGCCGATTACATCACCTTCAACTGCGACGGCGTAAGCGAAGGTTTCGAAATTACCCACAAGGGGTACACGATATTCGTTGACTATTCGGCCCGGTTGTGCAACGACGAGATGAGCGAATTTACAGAAGTCCCCGCCGTATGGGACCGGGCGGGCCGGGAGTGTCCGGAGATCGCCGAAGCCTTGCAATTAATGTTGAACTAACCGATTAAAACTATAAAATCATGACTATCGAAGATTTGAAAAACGTAAAATTAAGCCCGATGACCGCCGGATACCTGGCTATCTATATCAAATTATCGGACCTCTGCGGCGAGGCGGCGGAAGTTACCGAAATGGATTACGGCGGCTCGGCGGTCAATGAGGTGAACAGTGAATTTGACAGCGCATTAGGCAAAGCGCAAGACGAGGTAATGAAGTTGGCCGTGATGTCCATGACGGAAAATTTATGTACGTTGTCCAACAATACCGAACTATGATCTACGAACTGACATACGGCGGCTATCGGTTGGGGACATTCCCCACCGAGGCCGAGGCTGTCCGCCGGGCAGGGTATCTTCCGAAGGGGCGCTATACCGTCCGGGAATGGGAAAAGGATGGCGAATTTTCGACGTTCGACCCTTCGATGAATAAATGCTACTGTTTCACCAATAAATAAAATTTTAACGCTATGGACTACAACAGACAGACAATTGCAAACGAAATCGCCAGCTTCAAATACACGATGAAGCAAACAAACGACGATATATCCCCCGCCGAAATAATTGACGGGCTTATGCAGTGGGTAGAGCAATACACAAACGTGCTGCACGAAATATCCGTCGCCGAGACCCTCGACGATTTGAAAGAGTTGAAACAAAACGCAGCGTGCCCCGACATCCGCCCCGATGTTGCGATATGGGCGTTGCGCAGGATTGTGCGGGTAATAATGGCTGCGGATTGTTTGTATCAGCGCCTATGCCGGGAATCTTGAAGCACAAAATAACCTTCGATTGCGAGACCTCTCAACTTCATTCGGGAACGATTATTTGCCCCAGCCGTCAATCCGGGCGGCTGGGTTTGCTGTTGCTGGCCCTGCTGGCCTTTTGCCAAAACGCCCAAAGGTTGCCCCAAGGTAAAACAAGCGTAAAACGGAAATACGTCAAGGTTAGGGCAAGGGTATTTGGTGGCCGATAAATCGACTTAAAAACGACTTGATGACACAAAGGTTGCACAAAAGGAAAACGTCAATCTGACGGTGTGATTACCGACGCTCTAACGATTCGTTATGCCGGCTGGATAAAGCCCCCAACGAATCCATGGTGGGATTCGTTTTCGTCTGCTGAATTTTCAGCAGTCGTTTCCCCAAACGGTGGGGCGAATCAGCATCAGCGAAATTTTTCCCTCACGTTCAACGAGGGAGAGATTTCCTCGGTTGAATGATTATTTACGGGATAAGATCGGCGGCCGGTTTTTCGGCTGCCAGATAAAAAAGTAAGAGCACTTATACGTCAAGGTTACGCCAAGGGTAAAAGGGTTAGATCAGGGTGAGGCTCACTAAACGGAAATTTCCGCCCATTGCGTCAAGGGTAGTACAAGGGTAAAACGGGGAGGTTACGGGGGGCAGATCAACTAAGCGCAATTTTGCGCTCAGTAGGGTCGAACGGGATCAACGAACGCAATTTTGCGTTGGTTGCCGGGGTGTGTGGAACCTGATGTTAATATTATGAGTGGTGCAAATGTGGTGCAAAATGTAAATGAAAAATCGCAACCGATTGATAATCAGCTGCGATTTTATTTTCGTGTGCCCAGGACAGGAATTAATTTGTGAAAACATATGCAAATAACTAAAATTTGAATATATTTATAATGTATTGAAATATAGTATATTAAAATTATATGTTGTGAAATGTATTTTGTCTGTTTTTAGCTGTTTTGCAAAAATGCGGACACAGTGCGGACGCGAAAGTATTGCTATATTCGAATATAAATCATATCTTTGTGAGTATAAAATGAGGATGTATGGCAAAAGTTACATATGTTTTGGCTCAAGGGGAAAATAGCGCGGGAGAATCGCAAGTTAATTTCCGTGTCTATGTTTCCCGCGAATTGCGTGTACGTGTGCCGTCCGGCATTTGGGTCGATCGGAAACGTTGGGGAAAGAAAAACGATATCAATATTCCGAACACACCGGGGGAGGAGCGCGATGCGCTGTTGGCAAAGCGGGCGAAATTGAAAGAATTGGTCGATGTAATTGAGACCTCGGTCGAGGCGGCAGACGATAAATCGATTGTTACGCGCGAATGGCTCGAAAAGTTGATCCGGCGCACTTTGAGGCCAAAGACGACGACTGTTGAGGATAAGAAAATAGGCTTTTTCCCGTTGACGGATGAATACCTCGCTACGCACAAGTTGTCCGAGTCGCGTGTCAAGCATTTCAATGTCTTGGTGCGGACGCTGAAGCGATATGAGCTGTATCGGAAACTGTCGAACCGACGGTTCGTGCTGGATGTACACACCGTATCTCCGACGACACTTGATGATTTCGGGGTATTTCTGATGAAAGAACCGGATATTTTCGACGAACATCCGGAGTTGTACGACGAGGTGCCGTATGCTCGGCCGAAGGTGAGGAAGAATCTGCCTGTGAAGCGCGGCCCGTACCTCAATGCTGCGGGAGAAACGGTAATTCCCGGCCGTCCGAAAGAGCGGGGCATGAATTACGTTTCGGATATGTTGATTCGTCTACGGTCGTTTTATGTATGGTTAAATGATAACGGACATACCTACAATGATCCGTTCAAGCAGTACAAGATTGCGGAGATTGTCTACGGTACGCCTATCTATATTACGACCGACGAACGCAAACAGTTGGCCGAAGCGGATATGGGGGATGACAAGCAACTGGAAACGCAACGAGATATTTTTGTTTTCCAATGCATGATCGGCTGCCGGGTGAGCGACCTTTATAAGATGACCTATGCCAATATCATCGGCGATTGCATCGAATATGTTCCCCGCAAGACGCGAGACGACCGAGTGGTGACGGTCTCGGTGCCGCTGATCGGTGCTGCGAAAGAACTGATTCGTAAATACCTCGATGAGAACCGCGGAACATTGTTTCCATTTATTTCGGAGCAAAAATATAATGTCTATATCAAAGCGGCGTTCCGTAAAGCGGGACTGACGCGCATGGTGACGACGATCGACCAGCGGACGCGGCAGAATGTTCAGGTGCCGATCTGCGACCTTGCTTCGTCGCACATGGCGCGCCGGACATTCATCGGGAATGTTTATAAAAGCGTGAAAGACCCTGCGATCGTGGGAGCGATGTCCGGTCATAAGGACGGCAGCCGGGCGTTCGCTCGTTATCGCGATATTGACATGGATATTAAGCGTGATGCAGTAAGCGTGTTGGAGTAAGATTTGTTTTGTCGATAAATTTGTATAAATTTGCGACAGATATATGTGTGTAAATAGATGCAAGTAATAGAGGGTAAGATACTTAATAAGATAAAAAAGTGCGGGCGTGGTAAGCTGTATTCCGCATCCGATTTCGCTGTGTACGGATCGGCCGTATCGGTTGCGAAGGCATTGGAACGGCTTACTCGAAAAGGCGGTTTAGTCCGTATTGCAAGGGGCCTCTATTGCTATCCCAAAATCGACAGAAAGTTCGGACTGGGCATACAATACCCGACCATCAATGAAATCGCTGAAAAGGTAGCCCGGCAGGGCGAAGCCCGGGTTGTTCCGACGGGTATGCACGCATTGAATGTATTGGGATTGTCTGCCCAGGTACCGATGAACTATGTGTTTTATACGGACGGCAATTCCCGGACGGTTAATTTGTTCAACGGTCGCAAATTGCGATTCAAGCGTGTGGCGCTTAAAAATTTGGCCTATCAGAATAAAACGCTGATGCTTGCCGTATTCGCTCTGAAGGAGATCGGTCGGCCGCAGGTGACGGAGGAGCACATCGCCCAACTGAAGACGATATTCGCCCGGATTCCGAAGTCGAGCATTCTGCCCGATCTGCGGTTGGTGCCGGCATGGATTCGTAAAATCATTATGTCGTTCTATGAAGAATAATTTTTGGATGTTTTCCGACGAGCAGAAAAGTATGTTCGTTGCACAGACGAGCGAGCGTGTCGGGCTTCCTCCGCAGGCTGTCGAGAAGGACTGGTGGGTGACGATGACGCTGAAAGCCCTGTTCGAATCGTCGTGCCGGGACTTCATTACCTTCAAGGGCGGTACGTCGTTGAGCAAGGGTTGGCATGTCATAGAACGCTTCTCGGAGGATATCGACATTGCGATCGACAAGTCCTTTTGGGAAATTGCCGGGGACAACAAGTCGCAGCGCGATCGGATTCGGAAACTTTCGCGGGCCTATATCGAGCAGCGGCTCGTTGCGGAAACGCAGGCATTGCTGGAAGGATATGGGGCTTCCGATTTTGAGTTGCGTGCCGTTCCGGCGCAGGACTCCGATACCGATCCGACGCTGGTGCTGCTGCCGTATCGAAGCATTTATGCGAATATCGAGTATGTGGAATCGCAAATCCGGATCGAATTCAGCTGCCGGTCGATGAAAGAACCGCGTGAGCGGATCGAGATTCGTCCGCTGATTGCCGAGGCATATCCCGATGTATTCGGAGAATTGGTGTTCCCGATTTATGCGGTCGTACCGACACGGACGTTTTTGGAGAAAGCGTTTTTGCTGCATGAAGAGTTTCAGAAAGAGAATCCGCGCGTCGAGCGAATGACACGTCATCTATACGATTTGGAGCGGCTGATGGATACGGATTTCGGAAAGGCAGCCTTGGCCGATCCGAAAATGTATGTCGAGATTGTCAGGCATCGCAGCATATTCAATACGATTCGCGGAGTCGATTATCGGACGCACCATCCGAGCCGGATCGATTTTATTCCGCCCGAAAAATTGGCGGAGGTATGGCGCAGGGATTATGAGCGGATGCAGGAGTATTTCATCTATGGAGATTCGCTGCCATACGATCGACTGATCGCGCGGATGGCGGAGTTGCGGGATCGGTTTCGGAAAGTTGTAATGGAGGATGATTTTTTCAGCGAATCGGAATTATGAATCCCGAGTATTATTTCCAGAAAGGTCTTCGTCTGATCGTGGCAAGCGCCGTGATTTTTGCTTTGATCGTTTTGTTCAGCGCCATGGTTTCGCGGGGATTTCCGCTTTGGCTGGCGCTTGTTTTGCTTGTCCCCGCAGGACTTGGCGTGACCGGATTTTACTTTTTCAGCGTGGGCAGTTCGGCGGATCTTTCGGAGCGTTTTTTTCGTCGTTTTGGGTGTAGTCAGCCGAGAGGCGAAGAGAAAACAACGACAGAAGGAGTCGGTTCCGAACAGCGGTGTGAAAGAAGCCCGGACGCGATCGTGCCGGAATCCGCCGTTGTTTCTGCCGATCCGGTTCCGGACGATCGGATTCTCGAAAATGCACTCGCCACCGTCTACGAATATACCGATAAGGATTTGGGCGATGCCGTTGACGGGACGAATCGGCAAATTTTGCGACGACGTTTGCTTTATTTGGCATGTATGGCGCCTGTTCCGAATGATGTGCCGCAGGTTCGGCTTCGGCATGATCGGGTGAGCTATGGGGATTTGTGTCACTACGGTTGGAACGTCTGGAATGCTTTTAAGGGCGCGACCAATCGTTTTTATGACCAGACCGAATTGGCGGAATGGCTGAAAGCGAGCTTCGAGTCTTTGGCCAAATACAATACGAAGACGTTGCGGGCCAAGCTTCGGGCGACGGACGGAGGTTATCGCATCCGATTGATCGATAATCTGAAAGAATATATCCAAAAATAAAGAGCTGTATAAGGATGAGATATTCCCTGCACCCGGTCGGTGCAGGGAATTTTCTTTCTGTTGTCATGTAATTGCAAAATGCTGGTAAGTAGCAATATCTGAAATTGTTTGCCGGTGCAAATGCGGTGATTCGATTGCAAAAACAGGTGCAGGAAAAGCACCTGTTATTTTCGTCGCCGGACCTGCTGTTCGGGTTCGGTTAAATTATCGTATTATGGACTTAAAACAATTGAGTGAGCTGGGCGGTGAAGTGAATGTGACCGTCCGTCTGGAAGATCTCCGGCAATGGCACAAGGAGTTGACGGCAGTCGCGTCGCCGCCGTCCGTAATGCCGGTTCCGCAACACGCGGGCGAATTGTACACGCGAAAACAGACCATCGCGTTGTTGGGTGTCGATTCCTCTACGTTGTGGCGATGGGCCAAGAGCGGTTATCTTGTTCCCGTGGAGTACGGCGGGCAGCGCCGTTATCGCGTGGCGGATGTGCAACGGATTCTAAACGGAGACAGCTATGCCCGCTAAAACAGTGAAAAGAGAAAGCCCCTACCTGCGCGTGGGAACGACCATCTACAAGCGGGTCCGGCAGCCGTTGAGCAGCGGCCGGAGCGTCGAGACGCTCATCCCGTGGAATGTCGAGACCTTGCGTCAGGACTACGGGAAAAGCTATCTGGCCTGCATTCCGAAATACGACGGCTTTTGCACGGTTCCCGACCACACGAACTACCGCCGGGAGATCGACGGTTTCCTGAAC